TACGTCAGTGCTTAAAGAAAAAGGTCTTGACATCGCCGCGCTCTCGAGCGCCGAAACCAAGATCATTGCAAACGAAATTGCCAAACTGCGCGGCGAAGGCCCAGACGCAGCAGCGGCGATGTATGATGAGCTTGAAAAGGGTGCGGGGCGCATTGTCAGCGAGGCCGACAAAGCCGCTACCGCGCGTCGCATACAGGCTGAGAAAGAGCACCTTGACACACTTACGGCTACCGGCAAGGTGCCGACCGAAGCGGATCGCTTGACCGCAAGCGCGCAGAGCCGCGTGCATGACATTGGCGATGCTAATGCTGAGCTGACCGACATCGGCACGCGTCAGCGCAAAGCGATCTCTGATCAATTTAGCGAAGAAAAGCTTGCCCGCGATCAGAACTATAATGAGCTTAAAGCTGAACGTGACGCCACTGTAGCAAACCGCGAAAACAGCGGCGATTACATTTCAGGTTTGCCCTTTTATAAGCAGTTGACCAAAAAGCTTGATGCTGTGCTTTTGGAAGGCAAAATTCCATCTAAAGTTGGAACGGCACCAGAGACAGAAAAAAGCACGCTGTCAGCTTACAATGAAATTAAAACGGCGATGTCACCGCGTCGCGTTGAAGTGTCACCGGCGCAAGCGGCGCAGCAAGCCGCGCGGGGCGCTCAGATTGAGAAAGTTGGCGACCAATACTTCCGCGTGTTCGAGCCGTCGTTCAATGCGATCGACACCGTGCGCCGCAAGCTCGGCGACGCCGCGTTCGGTCAAGGCGAAGAAGGTTTCAAAGCAATTGGTCAGGCGCGCGCTAAGGAATGGTACGGATATCTTAGCGATCTTCAAAGCAAATACGCAGGCCAAGCTCAAGATGAGTTGCAAGGCGGTTATGAGTTAGCGTCAGGTTTACTTGAGCGTTTCAAAGGCGGCCCTGGCGCGAAGGTGCTTAAGACCGAAAAGCTTGCGCCGGACATGTTTACTAAAGACACCAAAGATGTGCCGGCAGCTTTCTTTAAAAGCCGCGAAGGCGTCGCGCAGTTGTCGTCAATCACTAAAGACCCCGCGTTAATTGAACAGACCGCTAGCGATTATGTTGCGCGTAATCTGCGCGACAAATCAGCCGACGCTGCTGAACAATGGTTGCGTAATAACAGCGACTTCTTGTCCGCGCCGGAGCTTAAGAATGTTCTTCAGAAGTCGGTCGATTATGTCGATCAACTTCGTAAAACTGAAAGCCAAACTAAAGGCATGCTTGCAGGGGCCAAGGCGCAAGAAAAAACTGCCGAGGTAAAATTTCAAACCGGCGCGCGCGAAGCGGAAGACATCGCGGCGCAAGGACGTAAAACTGCTGAGAGCATTCTAGGCGATCGTTTTCCTGAGAAACGTGTCAATGAATTGCTTGCCAGCACAAACAAAACAGAATGGCAAAATGTTGCTAATGCACTGAAGTTATCTGCGGAAGGCCGAGGATTGCTTTCACGGTCGTTGGAACAGCGTTTGGCAACTATTGCGGAACGCGAACCATCGTCATTTAAAGCAATTGACGCGCTTAATGAGATTAGCGAACCATTGCTCTCTACAGGGCTTGCAGACAAAGCGTATCTTGATGGGCTGCGCGCGCAACTTGAGCGCATTCGCCAGCCCGAGACGATGAAATTGAACTGGCTAAAGACACAGCTTATGCGCGGTATTTCTACTGTAGGCGGATCTATGGCTGGGTCAACATTGGGGTCTGTTCCCAATGCTCTCGCTCCGCAACAAAATCAGAACGCATTGGCACCGCAATGATGGATACGCAGACACTTTTAAACTGGCTCGCCGGCGCAGCTCTCGCCGCTGGTGGATGGTTCGGTCGTCAGTTGTGGGACGCGTCGCAAGAACTGCGGCGCGATCTTCATCAGTTGGAAGTGGGTCTGCCTAAAGAGTATGTTCAAAAGGTTGACCTCGACAAGCGCATGCAACACATCGAAGAGATGTTTCAGCGCATTTATGACAAACTGGATGCCAAGGCGGACAAGTAGTGGACCCGTTTACCATTCTGGCTGGTGCCACCGCGATCTATAATGGGTTCAAGTCAGCGGTCAGCGCCGGCGAGGATGTTGTTGATACCGCGCACCGTGTCGGTAACCTTATGTCTGAGGTTGCCAAGGTTGTTCAGCTTGTATCATTACCGCGAAAGAAGCGCCTGTTTCAGTCTACGGAAGATTTTGAAGCGGAAGCAATAAAACTCTACAGCGCAAAAGCCAAAGCAAATCAGCTTGCGCTTGAGGCTAAAAACCTGTTCATTTCCCAGCACGGTAAAAATGCGTGGGACAACATTCAAAGACAGGTTGCAGAAATGCGTAAGGAAGCCGCGCGTCAGGCGCGTCTTGAGGCTGAAGCCGCAGAAGAAGCTAAAAAAGACGCGTTGTTTGTAGGCGGTATTGTCGGCGGTCTTATCTTGGCGATGGCAGCCGTAGGTGTAATTTTGATGTTAACCCACAAGTGAGGCGATCATGGATCTTTCAAAAATAGGAGGCATCATTGGCGCGGTTGCTCCAACCATTGCTACTGCTCTTGGCGGTCCTCTTGCTGGGATGGCTACCAAGTTTGTTTCTAATGCACTGTTTGGTCATCAAGATGGGACCGCTGATGATATTCAAGCTGCCCTTCTAAACCCGTCAGGCGATCAACTCGCAGCGCTTAAAAAGATCGACGCCGATTTCAAAGTTCAAATGAAATCGCTTGACATCGATCTCGAGCGCATCATGGCCGACGATCGCGCGTCGGCGCGTGACATGCAAAAAGAAACCAAAGATTGGATACCGCGCGCGTTGGCCGTAGGCGTCACGTTTGGTTTCTTTGGTATCCTTTTTTACATGCTGATCTTTGGCCTTCCGACCACTGGAAATGAAGCGATGCTTCTGATGTTAGGGGCGCTTCAGACCGCGTGGACAGGCGTGATTTCTTTCTATTTTGGCGCATCCTCTGGTGACAGCGCCAAAGACAAGATGCTTTACAATTCAAAACCTCTGGAGTGACCCGTGAAGGATAATTTTGAGCAATGTTTGGCTTTGGTCCTGAAGCACGAAGGCGGTTACGTTAATAACCCAAAAGACCCAGGCGGTCGCACGAACCTCGGCGTCACACAAAAGGTCTGGGAAGATTGGGTAGGGCATCCTGTAGATGAAGCCGCGATGCGCGCGTTAGGGCCATCTGATGTCGCACCACTATATAAAGACCGCTACTGGAACAATATCCGTGGCGATAGTCTACCGTCAGGTGTTGATTATGCTTGCTTTGATGTTGCTGTTAATAGTGGCGTTGGCCGTGCCGCCAAGCTACTACAAAAGGCTGCTGGAGTTACTCCTGATGGTGCAGTTGGCCCCGCAACCTTGGGAGCTGTATCAGAGTGCGATCCCGCCGAGCTGATCATCAACATATGCCGCGCGCGACAGGCGTTTCTCGAGGGCCTTGCTACGTTCTCGACATTCGGCAAAGGCTGGACACGCCGCGTTAATGAAGTGCAGGCGACGGCGCTGAAGATGTATCAAGAGCCAGAACTGCCGTTCACACGATCAAACGTCTGATTGTTTTCAACGCGGATCTTAGGGTTAGCCCACGTCCAGATCTCACCTGTTTCTTGAACGCACACCCACATGAGGTGGTGCTCCTCGCCGTAGTCAATCATAAAGTGCGCCAGTGCTTTGCCTTTAGGTGTGATCACCGGCAGCGTCGGGTTGAGTTGTATAATCATCGCGCAGCCGCCAGCATCTCGGCGCGCTCGCGTGTAGCACGCACAATGCAATACCGCTGATGTAATCGTTTGACGACAGACAGACGCCGCGCACCTTTAAGTTCGCTGTCGATCATTTCTTTTAATTCCTCTTCGCTGAATGTGCGAAGCAAGGCATTTAGTTGGTTCCAATTTAATTTTTTCATGCTTTCAACTCATCTAGGGCCACATCTGAAATGGCGCGCTTGTCGAACAAGCTCGCCCATATCCGTTCATCTACCGTCTTGTTCGCCATAATGACATAGCACCACACATCGCGCGTCTGACCGCCGCGATGCAAACGCCCGACCGTCTGCTCGTACAGCTCAAGCGACCAAGGCAACGACAGGAAAATGATTTTATTCCCGCCGTACTGAAGGTTAAGCCCGTGGCCGGCGGACTTGGGATGTAACAAAAGCAAGGGTATTTCGCCTTTATTCCACTTATCCACATTGTTATCCACAAGTTTTGCCTGTGGATAACGGCGCTGAAGCTCGGCCAGCTCTTCTTTGTAATTGTAGACGATGATCGTGTTGTCGTTCTGGTTCTCGGTCAGGATCTCGTCGAGCAGATCGAACTTGTGGTCGCCCACCCAATGCGCGCGTCCGTTCTCGTCGTAGATGAACCCCGACGCGAGTTGCTGGAGTTTGTTGATGGCCGCAGCCGCCGTCAGCGCCGCGACGTCGGTCGTCTCGAGCTGGGCTATTGCATCCTTCTTCATCTGCTCGTACACTGTCCGGTCTGCCAGATTGCACCGCATCTCGACCGTGTGCAGCGGCGGCAGTTGATCTTTGTATTCGCCAGGCTCAAGCACGAACGTCGCCGGTTTGATGCGGCGCATGACCGCCTCAAGCGATCCCTCACGCGGCTTCCAATCATTATAGTCGGCGTTGTTCAGGTAAAAATATTGCTGAAGAAACGCGCCTTTGGAGCGCCCGAGCAACGATTGGTCGACGATCTTGCACTGACCAAAGACGTCCTCAAGCCCGTTTGATGTGAATGAGCCGGTCAGCCCCCAACGGATGTTGACCTTATCAAGGCGCTTCAAGAACGCTTTGAACCGCACACCTGACGGGTTCTTAAGCCGCGTCAGCTCGTCGAACACGACGGCGTCAAAATCGAACTTCTGCTCGGACAGCCATTGCAGATTGTCGTAGTTGGTGACGAGGACGTGCGTGTCGGCGTTGACGGCGAAGAGCCGTTGCGCCGGCGTGCCAATCGCAAGCGCCATCGTCAGACGCGGTGCCCATTTCGGCTGCTCGACCGGCCAGACGTCACGGCACACGCGCTTGGGCGCAAGCACAAGGAACCGCTTGACGAGCCCCTGCTCGATCATGTCTTGCATCGCGGCGAGCGTCATGGCGGTCTTACCCGCGCCCACCGGCGCGAGGATCATGGCTCGGTCGCGCTCGAAGAGGAAATCTGCGCCGACTTCTTGGTAAGGTCTGAGATCCACTTATCCACATCCTCTTTAGACCACAGGCACGCGTAGTTTTGCCCGAGCCGTTTCATGTCTTCCGCGAACAACTTTTGCAGAGGCGACAGCTTGCCACCGGCTTGTTTTAACTCAACAAACCACGTCTGCCCTGGCAGGCACACCACGCGGTCTGAGACGCCGCGATGCGACGGCGACGAGAACTTATACGCCGTCCCGCCGAGCCGTTTGACTGCCTGCACCAAGTGCCGTTCGATATGTTTTTCCATAGTCCGCAAAAAAATGTTTGACAACAATTTTTATTACATTTAGGGGTGGTGATGTCAACACAGGAGAGTACAGTGGAAGCAGATCAGGCATTTGACGACATATGCGACATCCTTAACCTTCTTGATGGGCCGGACTCGCTCAACATTCTTGCGACACTTTTGAAAGCCGGCATCGAGGGTATCACGCCTATCGAGAAGCGCATCGAAGTGATCAACGACATCGTTCTGTTTTTGAAAGAACCTGACTATGCAACACAGTAACATTGTCGGCGGTTCGACCGCCAAGCGCGTGATTGCGTGCCCAGGCTCTGTCGCGCTCGTTGCGAAGATGCCGCCAAAGCCTTCGAGCAAATACGCTGACGAAGGCACGCTTTTGCATGAAGTGATTGCAGAAGTTGTGGACAAAGCAGCAGATCCATATCAGTTTCTTGGCCGCAAATATGAAGGCATTACGCTCACGCAGGATCTTTTGCATGATAAACTTATTCCGGCGCTTAAAGCATTGGATGCAATCGATCCTGAAACAAAGATGGACGTCGCCGTCGAAACCCGCGTCAGTTTCGGTGAAGATATTTTGCCGGGAGTGTTCGGTTCAACTGATCTACTCGGGCGAATTGCTAATCGTGCCTATGTCATCGACTGGAAGTTCGGCGACGGGGTTAGGGTTCAGGCCGAGGAAAATCCTCAACTCTTATTCTACGCCGCCGCAGCAATGCGAACGCCCTCAGTCAAATGGGTGTTTGATGGCGCGGACGAAATCGAGTGCATCATCGTTCAACCCAAATACGGTGTAAGCCGGTGGGTTACGACGCCAGCGCGCATCAAGGAGTTTGAAGTCGATCTGGTGCGCGCTGTTAAGATAGCGATGCAACCCGACGCACCGCTCGCGCATGGCGAGCATTGCCGTTGGTGCGCGGCCAAGCCTGTCTGTCCTGTACTCACCGGCGCTGTGGATAGAGCGCTTGCGACACAGATCAAGGGCTTGGATGCGTCGATGATTGGGAAGTATCTTGGTAATGCGGATCTGCTTGAAGAGTGGATCAAAGATCTTCGTTCGCTTGCAACGCAAATGCTTGAGAACAACACGCCTGTGCCGGGTTATAAGTTGGTGCCTAAGCGCGCGACGCGGCAGTGGGTTGATGAAACTGAAGTTGTGCATTGGCTCGATGGCAAAGGTGTTGAGCCAAACGAGATGTACACGAAAGAATTACTTAGCCCTTCTCAAATGGAGAAGGTGCTGAAGAAAAAGAAATTAGCGCTGCCTAACGAACTCGTTGTGGCGGTGTCTACCGGAACAACATTGGCGGAAGAGAGTGATCCTCGTCCGGCGGTGTTGCAAATCGGGCAGCAAATGGTTGCGGCCCTCAGTAAAGTAGGAGTGTAGTAATGTCCAATATCGTCAACTTTGGTAATGCGTCGCTTCCTGTCGCAAGCCTTTCCTCTGCTCTTCGTTCGATCAGCGCTGATGTCCCTGCGGGTGGCTCTGTCATCCTCAAGATGGACAAGACCGGCCATTGGGTCTACGGCGCGGATCAGACCGAGGTCGAGGACGGCGCGACATGGGCCATCAATCCTTTCTCTTTCATCCACGGCTTCATTGCGTGGGGCGAAGGCGAAGTGCTTGGTGAAAAGATGGTGCCGGTATCACAACCGCTGCCTGAGATGGACGCCGCGCCGCCCAACGCCAAACGTGGTTGGGAGACGCAAGTCGGCATGAGCCTCAAGTGCCTCGATGGTGAGGATGAGGGCTTGGAAGCTCGTTACACTGTGACGTCCGTGGGCGGTAAGCGCGCTGTTCAGGCGCTTGCTCTTGCGATCGCACAGCAAGTCGATGCTGACGCATCAAAGCCTGTGCCGGTGGTGGCTCTTAAGAAGGAGCACTATCAGCACAAGTCCTATGGTCGGATTTATACGCCCGTGTTCGAGATCCTGAAATGGATTGGCATGGACGGCCCGACCGAGGAAGTAGTTGAGGAAGCACCGGCGGCACCGACACGCCGTCGTCGTTCCGCAGTCTAAGGAGCAGGGGGCGGTTAAGCCAGCACTCGAGGATGTCGCACACACGGTCTTTTCTGGCTTTCTGCCGTGTCTTGCCGAGCGACCAAATCGACGCCCCCGTCTTATCTCATGCTCTGGATCGATTTCGAAACAAGAAGCCGCTGCGATCTCACGACCCGAGGCGTGTACAACTACGCGCTTGACGGTTCAACCGAGGTGCTGTGCATGTCCTACGCGTTTGACGACGAGGACGTTCGCACATGGACGCCGGCGCAGCCATTCCCTGAAGAAGTGCGTCAGCACAAAGGCCAAATCCGCGCGCACAACGCCGCCTTTGAGCGGTTGATTTTCTGGCATGTGCTCGAGGTGCCGTTCAAGCTCGAGCAATTTTATTGCACCGCAGCACAAGCGCGCGCCAACTGTCTGCCAGGTTCGCTTGAAGACATCGGTCGGGCGATCAGCTCGACGATGAAGAAGGACCATCGCGGCAATCAGCTCATCCGGTTGCTGTCGATCCCTCGCGCAGATGGAACCTTTAATGACGATCCTGAGTTAATGGCTGAGATGATCGCCTACTGCGAACAAGACGTGCGCGCCATGCGGGCCGTCAGCAAGGCCATGCGCGATCTCGCCGACGACGAGCTGCGCGACTATCACGTCAACGAGGAG